TGTTGATAAACTTTTAGATCTTGGTAACTAGGTTATAGTTATAGATAACGAATCATCTTTATCAAATGATAAATTTTATTGGAATCCAAAAGCAAAAAATTATATTGAAGATGTTTCTAATTATTCTGCTACCAAGCATTTATACAAAGATGTTGATTATGTTTTTCATCTTGCAGCAAAAGCAAGAATGCAATTAGCAATGAATGATCCTATAGAAACTGTAAAAACAAACACACTTGGAACTATAACATCTTTAGAGTGTGCAAAAGAAAACAATGTAAAAAGATTTATTTATTCATCAACTTCATCAGCATATGGAAATAATCCATTGCCACAAACAGAATCGTATCCAAATGATTGTTTAAATATATATTCGTCTTCAAAAACTGCAGGTGAAAATTTTTGTAAAATTTATTCAGAATTTAATGGATTAAAAACAATCATATTAAGATACTTTAATGTTTATGGAGATAGGCAACCATTAAAAGGAGATTATGCTCCAGTTGTGGGATTATTTTTAAAACAATATAAAGAAGGAAAACCATTAACTATTGTTGGAGATGGAGCGCAAAGAAGAGATTTTACAAATGTTTTTGATATAGTAGAGTCTAATATATTAGCAGCCACACTACAAGATTTAAATTTTGGATCAATTTACAATGTAGGTTGTGGCAAAAATTATTCAATTATTGAGATTGCTAAAATGATATCAGACAATATAAAATATATTGAAAAAAGGCCAGGGGAAGCAAAAAATATAATGGCTGATACAAAAAAAATTAATATGGATTTTGGTTGGAAACCAAAAATTAGTTTGGAAAAATGGATTATGGAGAATAAATAATGTTAAAACCAGTATACACAGATGCTGAAGCATTTAATTGTAATGATTTATATTTACATTCCACAAGCGCTCCTTCTGGCTCTAAGATATGGGATGCTTGCCATGAAATTGCACAATTATTAATTGAAAAAAATATATCTTATGGAGATTCAGCTTTATCTCCAAATAGAATATTTGCTCAATCTGACAATGTTGAACAGTTAAAAGTAAGAATTGATGATAAATTAAATCGTGTAAAAAATAATCAAGGTTTTGCGGGAGACAATGATATTGATGATTTGATTGGTTATTTAATCTTACTTAAAATTGCTATTGACAAAAAGCAAGATTAAGGAGTATAATTAAGTATGCCTATTTATGAATACACTTGTATTACTTGTGATAAAAGTGAAGAAATAACAAGAAAGTTTGATGAACCAGAGACTTTACCGCAATGTTCAATTTGTGGTTATAGAATGGCAAGAGTTTATACACCAGCAGGAATTCAATTTAAAGGATCAGGGTTTTATAAAACAGACAATGGATGAAGGAAAAAAATGGAAACAATTAGGCCATGGGGGCTATATAGGGTTTTAGAAGAATCAAATTTTTACAAGGTTAAATATCTTTGCATAGAACCAAACAAAAAATTGTCTTATCAAAGTCATACAAAAAGAGCAGAACACTGGTTTATTGTTTCTGGTAATGCAGAAGTAACAGTTAATGATCGTAAATTTTTAGTTGGACCTGGCGATTCAGTTGATGTAGAAATTGGTGGAAAGCATAGAATAGAAGCTGGCGATGAAATTGTAGAATTTATTGAAGTACAAACAGGAACATATTTTGGAGAAGATGACATAACACGTTATGACAATCCCTATGACACAGAATGAATTAGAAGTAGCAGGTCAATTTGACCAAATGAATAAAGTGGTAGAAGAATTACTTAAAGGTAATACTCCCGCTCAAATTGCACGTAATTTAGAACTTACTCGTGTTCAAGTTGATACTCACATAAGCACCTGGAAAGAATTGGTTCAAGACAATACAGCTATTAAAGCAAGGGCTAAAGAAGCATTAGCTGGTGCTGATGAACATTACAGCATGTTAATTAAAGAAGCATGGCGTACAGTAGAACAAGCAGATATACAAGATGCACTTAATGTAAAAGCACAGTCACTTAAACTTATTGCAGATATTGAAGCAAAACGTATTGATATGCTTAATAAAGCGGGGGTACTTGAAAACGATTCTATGGCTGATCAAATTTTAGAATCAGAAAGAAAACAAGAAATCCTTATTGGAATACTTAGAGATGTTACTTCTTCATGTGATCATTGTAAATGGGAAGTTTCAAAAAGACTGTCTCAAGTTACTGGTCAAGTTGAAGCAGTGATAGTAAATGAATGATTTTAACGTATTTTTAGATGCTTTAAGTGGAGATGATTTTACAGAAAAACCAGCAACTCTTGAAGAATTTGTAACAAGTAAAGATTACTTGGGTTTGCCACCATTATCTAAATATCAATATGAAATGATTCGTGCATCAACACAAATTTATAAGCGTGATACACTTCACAATATTTATGGAGAAGAAGAAGGCGAAAAAATTTGGAAGCAAACTTGTTCTGAAGTTATTTTACAACTTGGGAAAGGTTCTGGTAAAGACTATACTTCTACAATTGCTTGTGCATATATGGTGCATTTGCTTCTTTGTCTTGAAGATCCCGCAAGATATTATGGCAAGCCACCAGGAGATGCCATTGATATTATTAATATTGCTATTAACGCTATTCAAGCTAACAGAGTTTTTTTTAAAGGATTTAATCAACGTATTGAAAAATCCCCATGGTTTCAAGGTAGATACATTGCTAAAGCAAACATGGTTGAGTTTGACAAAGGCATCACAGTTCACTCTGGTCACTCTGAACGTGAAGCATGGGAAGGTTATAACGTACTTGTAGTTATTCTTGACGAAATTTCAGGCTTTGAACTTGAATCAACTTCTGGACACGAACAAGCAAAAACTGCTGGATCAATATATAAAATGTATCGTGCATCTGTGAACTCTCGTTTTCCAGACTTTGGTAAAGTAATTTTACTTTCATTTCCACGTTTTAAGAATGATTATATTCAACAAAAATATAACGAGGCGGTGGCTGAAAAAGAAGTTGTTCTTAGACATCATAAATTTAAGGTAGATCCAGATTTGCCAGATGGTACAGAAGGAAATGAATTTGAAATGGAATGGGAAGAAGACCATATTGTTTCATACAAAGTTCCCAGAATGTATGCCTTAAAAAGACCCACATGGGAAATTAATCCAACAAGAACTATTGATGATTTTACTATTGACTTTTATACAGATCCAACTGATGCTCTTTCTCGTTTTGCATGTATGCCTCCAGATGCAACAGATGCTTTTTTTAAAAGCAGAATGGTAATTGAAAAGGCTTTTAGTAATCCTAAATTAAATGTAGATTCATATGGAAGATTTGATGATGATTTTAAACCCAATCCAGATCGCACATATTTTATGCACGTTGACTTGGCTCAAAAACATGACCATTGTGCAGTAGCATTAACACACGTTGAAGGCTGGGTAACAATGAAAATTGGTGAACAGTATAAAGAAGCTGCACCAAGGGTTATAGTTGATGCCGTTAGATATTGGACCCCAACAGCTTCAAAATCTGTTGATTTTACAGAAGTTAAAGATTATATTACAAGTATTAGAGAGCGTGGTTTTAATTTAAAACTAGTTACATTTGACCGTTGGAATTCACATGACATGATGCAACAACTTGGGGTACACGGAATTAAAACAGAAATTCTTTCTGTTGCTAAAAAACATTATGAGGATATGTCTCTTACTTTGACTGAAGAAAGATTGCACGGACCAAAAATTCAATTACTTATTGATGAATTGCTTCAACTTCGTATTGTCAGAGATAAAGTAGACCACCCTAGAAAGGGTTCTAAGGACCTTTCAGATGCTGTTTGTGGTGCAATATATAATTCAATAGCACTAACGCCTCCAGATCAAGATCAAGAAGTAGAAATCTATACTTATTCTGGGGTATTTGCTGACGAGCTTGCACAACTTAAACTTGAATCAGATGAAAGACTTAAACATACTATTAAAATGCCAGAACGGCGAGAAATGCCACAAGACATTAGAGATTTTTTTGATGACGAGGATAGTGAATACAAAGATATAGTTGACAACTTTAAAATACTATAGTAGACTGACGCATACAACAACAAACAAAGGATAATAATGTTAGCAAATGGAACTATAAAAACCATTGAAGATGAAGACGATATTTATATTAGTTTAACTGCACTTTGTGAATATTTTGCACAATCAGCAGTAAATATGAAACAAGAAATTAAGCATGCTGATCCAAGAGATAAGAGGTATGCTGCAGGACTTTACGATATGATGAATACGCTTGCACAAGAAGTTGTAGAACTTGGTAAATATGAAGCTCAAAGAAGAATGATTGAAAGCCCTGAAGATTTGCTTAAAATGATTGACAGCAACCCTTTTGGTAAAGTAGAATAACAACATTGGGGTGTAGCTCAGCTGGCAGAGCGTCCGACTGTTAATCGGAATGTCGTAGGTCCGAATCCTACCATCCCAGCAATAAATTATTAACTAATTAATGAAAAGAGTATAATTATGAATATGACATCCGAAACAATAGAAGAAAAAGTATTTGAAAAAGAATATGTTCTTAAAGCAATTGATCGTTGTGATTCATGCCATGCACAAGCATATGTCATAGTAAAAGGCGTAACAGGAGAATTATTTTTTTGTGGACATCATTTTGCAAAAAATGAAATTAAATTAAAAGAATTTGCTTACGAAATTATTGATGAGCGAGATAAATTACAAGAAAACAAAGCAATAGGATCTGCTAACTAAATCCAAGTGGGATTAGCTTAGTTGGTCAAAGCCCCGAACTCATAATTCGGTAATCGTCCGTTCAAGTCGGACATCCCACACCAGTTCCCGTTCGTCCAACTGGCAGGACATCGCCCTTTGGAGGCGAGAATCGTGGTCCGAATCCATGACGGGAAGCAAGGTTATATACGGCACACCTTAGTGATGGATATAGTTACGTATACCAAGTAACCCGTGAGATGAGTTCTGCGGGAGACTCTTAAGGGCAGCCATTAGTGCTGGAATCCGTATATAACCCCTGCGAATATTGCATAGTGATAGTGCGTAACCTTGCCAAGGTTAATGCCCGAGTTTGATTCTCGGTATTCGCTCCAATCATGTATAATTAATTTATTATGACTAATGCACATGATCAAAACATGACATTCCACATTTTGGCTCATATTCCAGAACATGATCCAAGGGAAACTGATCCAAATTATAAATATTTTTTAGCAGCCAAAAGACGCATTAAAAAAGCGGGACTTTGGAAATGTGTCATTAATGATGATTTATGCGGTGGGCAAGTAGAATTACATCATACACATATAGAGTTTTCACAAATTCCTAATGCTGATAAAGCTAAAGTTGAGGCATATTTTGGCCTTAATTTTAAAGATGAAGATGAATTTCAACAATGGTTGGAAAGTCCAGGAAATTTAGAAACATTATGTGTAAACCATCATAGAACACACTATGGAATACATGTATTGCCGCATGCTCT